AACATAGAACACAGTCAAGACTTTAGCGACGACGTAGGTGACATTTTGGTCGTACTAATAAACCTATGCGAGCGACACAATTTAACGTTGACGGACTGTATGAACGTGGCCTATAACGATATTAAATACCGCACGGGCAAGATGGTGGACGGTTTATTCGTGAAGGATTTAATTGACGAGAGCGGAGTAATTCAAGATGCAGTTTAATATAGTAGGTATGTTTTTAAACGTAGAACCACGGTTCGGCCTTGGGTTAGACATAGAGAGCGTAGAGAGTCGACCAGTATGGGCGGAGGTAAACGGAGAAATTAAAGCGTATGCCTTTGACGGATTGGTATTGCTAATACCCTTCTTTATTGTTACACTAGGGAACGTATGGACGGAGGTAGACGAATGATTACTATAATTGGTGCGGGTATCCTACTGGGTGTCCTATATTTGGAGGATTGAAAATGAGCAAGATTAAAGAAGAATTGATAGGCTATGAGCAGAACGACTGGATTAGCAATGACGACCACGTTAGAGTCGACGAAGTAACGGAGTACCTACTGTACGCTATGAGCGTAGCAGAGATGCAGCAGGTTGCTAAACAGCACATTCAACACGACCTGTACACAATGGCACGTAGCGACTTTGAGAAGGTACATTACGACACTATAGGAGTGAATAACAAATGAGCAGATGCAAAGCGTGTGACGCTATTATGACTGAATCAGAGTTAAAGAGAATTGACTACAACACTGGGGAGCATTTAGATTTATGCTACGAGTGCATGGTTGAGAGTGAAAGAGCAGTAAGAGACAGTGAAGTAGAAGAAGTATTGGACTTAAGTGAATTAGGGTTTGACATCAGTAACAATTAATGATATAATATTACTATAGTAAGTTATTTAGTTAGTGCAGTAGCAGCTTACTAAGGTAAACTAAAGTATAATTCAGCAACAATAACATAGAGAGAAACGATATGAGTCAGGTATTAGAAGGTACAGTAGCATTTGAGAACTTAACTGAGCATGAGATGTACAACGGACAGTCCACAGGTAAATACTCCTTGGTGTTGTCTTTAGATGAAGGTGATGCGGATAGCTTGGACTCCTTAGGTGTCAAACTACGCGAGTACGAAGGAACAAAGCAACGTAAGTTTGCCAGTAAGTTTGAGGTCGGTATCCTGAATGCGGACGGCACACCATTCGCAGGTCGAGTACCGCGAGGTTCTAAGGTACGTATCCTGTGGCAGGAAGGCGCACCACATCCAGTACACGGCACTAGCACCTACCTTAATAAGGTCAAGGTATTGGAAGTAGCTGAGCAGGAAGAGGTAGCCGACTTCTAATGAAAACAGAGTCAACCTTTCTAAAGCATGAGCCATGTCCGTCATGTGGCTCAGGCAACAATCTAGCAAGGTACTCAGATGGTCACGCACACTGCTTCACAGCGGGATGTGGACACAGAGAGAGAGGCAACGGAACTGCCTCAGACTTTGCTCCAAGTCAACCAACCAGAGCGTATGAGATGACAGGAGTTATAGCAGCAATACCGGACAGGAGAATATCACAGAAGATTGCACAGAAGTTTGGTGTAACAGTTGAGTTCTCTCCGGAAGGTAAGATAGTAAAACACCACTACCCTTACTACGATAAGGACAGTAACAAGCCTACAGGGTCAAAGGTCAGGCAGGTAGAAACTAAAGGATTCTACGCCACTGGTAACTTTGATAACGTAGGATTGTTTGGACAGCAGGCAAGCAGGGACGGTGGGAAGTACATCACCATCACGGAAGGCGAAGCGGATGCCTTAGCAGTTAGTGAGATGTTCGACGGTAAATGGCCTGTAGTGTCTATTAGGTCAGGCGCAGCGGCTGCAGCTAAGGACATCAAAGCCAACTTAGATTGGTTAGAAACCTTTGATAACATTATTATCTGTTTTGATAATGATAAGGCAGGACAGGAGGCAGCTCAGTCAGTGCTTGGTTTGTTCACACCTAACAAAGCTAAGAACGTAGTTCTGCCCTTGAAGGACGCAGGGGATATGTTGAAGGCAAACAAGGTCAGAGACTTTACTGACGCTTGGTGGGACGCTAAAGCCTACAGGCCGGACGGCATTGTCTCAGGTTTGGATACATGGGATATGCTACAGGAACAGAAGGACGTGAAGTCCATTCCGTATCCTTGGACTTGTCTCAATGATTACACCCACGGCTTTAGACGTAAGGAGCTAGTGACGATAACCTCAGGCTCAGGCATGGGTAAGTCACAGATAATGAGAGAGTTAGAGCATTACCTGCTACAGCAAACCGAGGACAACATCGGTATCCTAGCATTGGAGGAAGACGTACCTAAGACTACGCTTGGTATTATGTCTATTGAGGCTAACAAGCAGCTACACCTACCGGAGGTCAGAGGTGCGCTTGTGGAAGGAGAGGAACGAGGATACTGGGAGAAGACATTCGGCTTAGGCCGTGTTCAGTTACTCGACCACTTCGGCAGTACCAGTGAGGATGACCTGCTAGGACGCATCAGGTACATGGCTAAAGGATTAGACTGTAAATGGATTATCCTTGACCACCTCAGTATCGTAGTGAGTGACCAGAGCCACGGTGACGAGCGTAAGGCAATCGACAGCATTATGACCAACCTACGTAAGATAGTGCAGGAGACAGGCATCGGGTTGTTCTTAGTGTCACACCTGCGGAGGCCATCAGGACAGAAGGCTCACGAGGACGGTGGTAAGATTAGCTTAGGAGAGCTTAGAGGGTCAGCAGCTATTGCTCAACTGAGTGACATGGTGATTGGCTTAGAACGTGACCAACAGCACATTGACCCTGACACACGGAACACTACGTGCGTAAGAGTCCTAAAGAATAGGTTTGTTGGACTTACAGGTGCTGCCTGCTACCTTTATTACGATAAGGACTCAGGCCGTATGATTGAAACAGCCTGCCCCACTGAAGGTGACGCGGAGTTCTAATGAAGCAGATAGTCTTTGATATTGAAGCTAATGGCCTAAACCCTGATACGGTTTGGTGCATTATAGCCTACGAGAGAGAGGCTAAGGAGTACATTGAGTGGTCAGGGGATACCCTACCTAACTTCAAGGACTGGGTTAAGGAGCAGGACGAGCTAGAGGTTATCGGTCACAACATCATCGGCTACGACATACCAGTGTTGGAGAGACTATTAAAGGTAGACTTTAGTAAGTGCAAAGTAACTGACACGTTAGTTATGTCCCGACTAGCGGAACCCTCGCGCTTAGGTGGTCATAGTTTGGAGAACTGGGGTCAGCTACTACATCAACCGAAAGGAGAACACAGTGATTGGCTTAATTTTTCGCAGGATATGGTGGAGTATTGTAAGCAAGATGTTAGGGTTAATGAATTGGTGTACCAGAGGCTACTTCGTGACCTTAGGGATTTTGGAACTGAAAGCGTTATGTTGGAAGGTCAGGTACAAAGGATTATTAGCAAGCAGATTGAGAACGGATGGCTTCTAAACCAGAGAGCAGCCTTTAACCTGTTAGGAGAACTGAAGGAAAAGAAGTTCGACTTAGAGGATAAGGTACACGAGAAGTTCAAACCACTACCTACATTCGTTAAAGAGATAACACCCAAGGTTAAGAAGGACGGAACTTACTCAGTAGTAGGCTTAAAGTTCTTAGGTGACCAATGGGAGATAGCAGTAGCACCATTTAGCAGACTGGATTATCCAGAGTTTAACTTAGGCTCACGTCAACAGATAGGACGTTACCTAAAGTACTTCGGATGGCAACCAGAGACTTTCACTGACAAAGGGCAGCCAATCGTTGACGAAGGCGTTCTTAGCAAGGTGAAGGGTATACCGGAAGCGGAGCTTATTGGTGAGTACCTGATGATACAGAAGCGTATCGCACAGGTGCAGAGTTGGTTGGACGCTGTTAAGGATGACGGTAGGGTACATGGTTACGTGAATGCCAACGGAGCAGTAACCGGACGTATGACACACTCCAGTCCAAACATGGGACAGGTTCCGGCAGGTTATTCGCCCTACGGTAAAGAGTGTCGTGCAGTATGGGTTGTACCGGAAGGTTACAAGTTGGTAGGTATGGACGCAAGCGGCTTAGAGTTACGTATGCTTGCACACTACATGAACGATAAGGACTACACTAATGAAATTCTCACGGGAGATATTCACACGGCAAACCAGTTGGCTGCAGGCCTTGACACTCGAAGTCAAGCAAAGACTTTCATCTACGCTTTTCTGTACGGTGCAGGAGATGCGAAAATCGGAAGTATCGTCGGTGGAACTGCACGAGATGGTAGACGACTTAAGGCAAAGTTCCTCAAAAATACGCCTGCTCTTGGAGCATTACGAGAACGAGTTGTTGTGGCTGCAGGAAGAGGCTTTGTTTTTGGACTCGATAGAAGGAAAGTTTCCATTCGTTCCGAACACGCGGCATTGAACTCACTCTTACAAAGCGCAGGTGCAATCATTATGAAAAAAGCACTGTGCATTCTAGATGAGTACGCTACCCTACATAAGATTAACTATAAGATAATAGGAAACATCCACGATGAAATCCAGACGGAGGTCGCAACAAAGGACGCAGAAAGGTTTGGCAGACTGGCAACGGCTAGTATTGAAGCCGCAGGCTTGCACTACGAACTTAACTGCCCTCTCGCAGGAGAGTATCAAATTGGCGACAACTGGTCAGAAACTCACTAATGAGGTAATAAACGATGGCTTATAATAGACATTTAGAAGACAGAACACGAATGAGAGTAAACGGTAAGCAGATTAGAGTGGGCAATCCTGACCATCCTTACCATGAGATGTACAAGCAGCACGGACTACAGGCAGTTATTATGGCTATGGGTTTGATTGAGCTTAAGCCAACGGAACCTGAGGAAGAACAGTTCCCTTGGATAAGTGTTGTGTTTGGCATAGCGCTTGTTAGTTTGATTATTGGACTGTCAGTAGGGAGTCAGTAATGAAGCCTGCCAAAGCTGATAGGAAGAAGTTTGACTTAGACTTAGCATACGGTGAGGTACGGGAAGACAAGATTGCCGAGATGATGACCAACAAGAAGATTGAGGTTAAGTCAGAGAAGGATATGTGGCAGAAGACTGGTAACATTTGCATTGAGTACCAGTCGTGGGGTAAGCCTTCGGGCATTGAAGCTACTGAGTCTGACTACTGGTTCCATAACCTGTGCGTAGGGGAAGAGGAATACTGCACCTTAGTCTTTGACACAACGGTGTTGAGGAAGATTATTGCAGCTAACAAGTTCCGCTCAGTATCAGGTGGTGATAACAACGCAAGCAGGATGCACCTGATTCCATTAAAGAAGCTGTTTGATATGAATGTGATACAGGCGTTCAAGGACTTAGACAATGAAAACGACTGATACAGTAGTAGCAGACATCTACAAGATGATGGAGACTAAGGACGCTGACCCTAACGTGGACGTAGAGGCAGAGATTGAGAAGTTCGGTGAAGGTGTTAAAGAGCTAATGCGTACTGAGTTCGGCAGGGAGAAGCGACAGGACAAACGGACGCTTAGGTTGTCTAACATTGGACGCACTGACCGATACCTTTGGAATGTAGTAGCAGGTACTGAGAAGGAAGAGATAGAGCCACACACGTACGTTAAGTTTATGTATGGACATCTAGTTGAAGAGATGCTGTTATTCTTAACACGTATGGCGGGACACACAGTCACAGACGAGCAGAAGCAGTGCGAAGTGAATGGCATTCGCGGCTCTATGGACTGTAAGATTGACGGAGTAGTTACGGACGTTAAGTCAGCCAGTGCCTTCGGCTTTAAGAAGTTTAAGGAAGGTAAGCTGCTACATGACGACCCTTTCGGTTACGTTGACCAGATTAAAGCCTACGCTCACTCAGAGGGAGAGACGGAGATTGGTTGGCTTGCTATGGACAAGACTAATGGACACCTTACGTTCCTGAAGTACGACATGGCTGACCCTAAGGTTAAGGCTGCTATGGACTTCGACGGTACGATAACTGAAAGAGTTGACCACCTGAAGGAGATGGTAAAAAAGCCAGAGCCTGACTACTACTGTCATCAACCTAAGCCAGATGGTAAGTCAGGTAACTTGGAACTAGCAATCGGCTGCTCCTACTGCCAATACAAAAAGCACTGTTATCCGGAGCTAAGGTTGTTTAACTACTCCTACAAGCCTAAGTACTTGTGTAAGGTAGTTAAGGAACCAAACGTACAGGAGCTGAAAATCAAATGAGTAAGTTAAAATTCAGGTCAGGCTTAGAGTCAGCTATACATGAGAAGTTAAACGATACCTTTCTTTACGAACCATACAGGCTTCCCTACACCATACACAGGAAGTACGTACCGGACTTTGTACACGAAGAGAAGGCAATACTAATCGAGGCTAAGGGATACTTCAGGGTAGGCGACACACAAAAGTACACCGCCATCCGAGACTCAATGCCAGAATGGGAGTTAGTGTTTGTCCTCTCCGACCCTACCAAGAAGGTACGTAAGGGAAGCAAGCTAACAATGGGACAGTGGTGCGAGAAGCAAGGCTTTAAGTGCTACACTGTTAAGACAATAGATAAGTTAATAGAGTATGTGGGAGCTAAAGATGTCGTTTGAAGAATACAAGGAAGCGTTCCTACGTGACCACGACGAGATAATGATACTGGAAGTGCTAGAGATTAACGGTGAGGAACTGTTGGAAGCATTTGAAGATAGACTGATTAGACACAGAGAGGTACTTGGCGATGAGTATTAATGAAGCAACACCAGAGATGTGGAACAAACTACAGGAAAAATACAAAGCCATGGTAACCGAAGAACTAGACGAAGAAATAGATGTGGTGAATAACCCACAACACTACAACACTGGTAACATAGAATGTATCGAAGCCATCCAAGAGTCTATGTCACCGGAAGCGTTCAAAGGATACCTAAAGGGCAACACCATGAAGTACCTGTGGCGCTACGACTACAAAGGTAAAGCCTCAGAGGACTTACAGAAAGCAGGTTGGTATTTGAACAAACTTATTAAGGAGGTGTCGTAATG